GATGAAGACGATGACTGGACCGATTCCAGCACATGGATAAAAGCAAACCCGTCTTTAGGTACGGCGCTGAGGCCGCAACAGCTGGACAGCCAATTGCAGCAGGCAATTAATTTAGGCGGATCGCGAGAGGTAGAATTTAAAACAAAGCACCTAAACCAATGGGTTACCGCGTCGAAAACGTGGATACAGGACGAAATTTGGATGCAAAACAAGCGCGAAACCGATTTAGAAGGGCGCGCGTGCTTTGGCGGTTTGGACCTTGCCAGCGTTTCGGATATGACGGCGCTGGTAATGGTGTACCCTGAAAACGGCGGTTATCACGTTCGCGGCTATTATTGGCTACCAAAAGACACGGTAGAAGCTACTCTAGACCGCGATCCTTCGCATATTTACCGCACTTTTTTAGATCTTCCAAACGTCTATATTACAGACGGAAATGTGACCGATTACGCGAGTATTCGCAGGCTTGTAAGCGGCGTAATGAACCGACCAGAAGGCCAAGTAATAGAAAATTCCAGCCTTATGCATCGTTTTGAGGTGCAAAAAATCGCATTCGACCGCTATAACAGCACGCAAATTGCAATCGATTTGGTTGATGACGGGGTGCCGTTAACGCCGTTCGGTCAAGGTTTTGTAAGTATGTCAAGCCCCACGAAACAGCTCGAAGTGCTTACAAGGACGGGCAAAATATGGCATAACGGCGATCCGGTACTACGTTGGGCGCTTGGAAACGTCGAGTTAAAAATGGATCCGGCCGGAAATATCAAAGCCGACAAGCAAAAAAGCGGCGGCAAAATTGATCCGATCGTTGCAATGGTCATGGGCATCGGCGAACACATGAAAACGCCGCAAGAAATAGAACAGAATTTTGATATAATTTCCCTTTAGTAAATTGCAACCCATATGGCAACACTTCGCGACAGATTTAACGCGCTCTTTCGGTACCGCGTGGGCAAATTCGATTCACAAACCTTAGCGGCTGACTTAGGTATTTACGGCACGACCGTAAGCGGAGCGAATATCAATGAAAATACGGCGCTCACGATTTCGACCGTTTACGCCTGTGTTTACAAAATTGCCAGTACACTCGCTAGCTTAGATTTAGAGATATATGAGCGCATAGGCCGCGAAATTGAGCCGGCAAACGTACACCCAGCTTACGACGTTATCAAATACAAGCCAAACGAGTACCAAACGGCTTTTGATTTCTGGGAGACGGTAATCAGCAACGCCATATTAAACGGCGTAGGTTACGCACTGATTGAACGCGATACGCGCGGATACGTTACCAGCCTGATATGCTTAGACTTTTACGACGTAGATCGCAAAAACGTCAACGGGCAATTAGTGTATAGCGTGCGCAACGTGGGCATAGTTCAGGCCGAGAATATGCTAGAAATTTGCAACCTTCAAAGGAAATCACCAATTCGTTTGCATCGCGAAAATCTAGGTTTAGCCAAAGCAGCCGAGGACTTTGGCGCGGAGTATTTCGGAAGCGGCGGCCAAATGACGGGTATACTATCGAGCGATCAGCCCTTGAAAAAGGAGCAGATGGATATTATACAAGGCAGTTGGAACAAGGCCGCACAGCAAGCCGGCACGAAGTTGCTACCGTTTGGCTTTAAATATTCGCGAATTACGATTACGCCGGACGAGGCGCAATTTATCGAAACGCGTAAATTCCAAGCGGAAGAAATTTGCCGCATTTTTAGCGTGCCGCCTACGTTGGTACAGCTCGAAAGCCAAACGACTTATAACAACGTAGAGCAGCAGAATCTTCAATTCGCACGGCACACAATTGCACCGTGGGCCAAGCGCATCGAACAAGAAATTGACCGCAAGTTGATCCAATCGCGGGAGCGTCCACAGATTTACAGCAAATTCAATTTGAACGATTTGTACCGTGGCGATATGCAAAGCCGCGCGGATTTTTATACCAAGATGCTAAATAATGGCGTGTTAAGTATTAACGAAGTACGCGAAAAGGAAGGCATGAACGATACCGATGGCGGAAATACGCACACGGTTCAAATAAATTCGATCGCTTTGGATAGGCTTGGCGCGTATTCAGATAAAGTATCAGAAACAGAAAGTAATGGAGAATAAAGAAGATAAGCGCACGGAAGAACTGCGCAACCAATACGGCGAAAACGTCGAATTAAGAACGGCAGAAGTTCGAGCCGCTGGCGATGACTCGCTAGTAGTCGAAGGCTATGCCAGCAATTTTGACGTAGAGTATGATTTAGGATATTTCAAAGAGTCCGTAGCACGCGGCGCGTTTGATAGCGTTATGCAGGACGATGTGAGATTCTTGCTAAACCATACCGGCGCACCACTAGCACGAACGACCAACGGCACGCTAGAATTGAGCATTGACGAAACCGGTTTAAAGTACAGGGCCGCACTTGCTGACACGCAAGACGGGCGCGACCTTTACAAACTGATTAAGCGCGGCGACATTACGCAAAGTTCGTTTGCCTTTACCATTGACAACGACGAATGGAGCGAAGACCGCAGCACGCGAACGATTACAAAAATCGGGCGTTTGCTCGATACGTCGGCAGTAACTTACCCGGCATCACCAAGTACAACGGTAGCAGCGCGAAACATGGCAGCGGCGGCGCAGGAAGTGGAGGAATTGAAAAGCGAACAGGTAGCAGCAGAACCAGAAACGGAGGAGCGCGCAGAACCTGAAAATATAAAAACCGAAGCGCGTAACTTTACGCCACAACCACGAAATAATTTTTCAAATATGACTTTAAACGATTTAAAAGGCCAGCGCTCTGCGCACTACGAAGAATTCGTAGCAGTAGGTCAAAAAGCGGACTCAGAAGGCCGCGTATTAACTGAAGCAGAGCAAGAGCGATGTGACAAGCTCGACAACCTTATCCAAGATTTGGACGTGAAGATCAAGCACAAGACACGGGAGCAGGAAATGGTAGCACGCATGGCGCAAACAGGAAGCGCAGGCGCATCAGAGCAACGCGAAGTTGAGCGCGTAAACGGTTCTTTTTCCCTAAGCCGTGCGGTGGCTGCCGTTGCAAACGGTCGAAACTTGGAAGGTGCAGAAGCAGAATGGGCAAGTGAGGCAAGCAAGGAAGCACGTTCACAGGGCTTGCAGATGGCTGGACAGATTGCAATTCCTTCAATTGCTTTGCGTACTGCTGACGATTTCCAAGCAGGTGCAGGCGAAGCCGGTGCGGGATTCGTTCCAACTGTTGTACCTGCTGCAATCGAAGCATTGCGAGCGCCAACGGTACTCGAAGGATTGGGCACAACTGTAATTAGAAACGCTACCGGTAACTTGCAATTCCCACGGGTAAGCACAAAAGCAACTGGAACAGGAGAAACAGAAGTTTCAGCCGATGCAGATTCTGGCTTGGATATGGACCAGCTTACTCTCAATCCGCAGCGAGTTGCAGCGAAGACCAAGTATTCAAAACAACTCATTTTGCAGGGAGGCTCAGAAATCGATTCTTTAATCGCAAACGAGTTGGCCGCAGCTATGAATGCTTACGTTGACGACTATGGTTTTGATACTATCATGGCATCGACTGCTGTGAATCAAACGCAAACAACTGACGCGGTTTTGACTACTGCAACAGTTAATTTGATGGAATCGCAGGCACTTGCCGCAGGTGCAAACCTTGCAGGCGCTTCTTACGTTATGAGTCCAAACGCATACGCTAATTCCAAAGCCTTGGCGCAGGTTAATGCTGTCAATGCTTTGTGGGATGCTGGACGTTTTAATATGTATAATGCAGTAGCTACGCCTTACCTCGTTAACGGCTTTTTGGCCGATGGCACAACAGCAGCCGCGCAAATGATTTTTGGAAACTTCGCACAGGGCGGAATCCTTGCTTACTTCGGTGGCATCGATTTGCTTGTTGATCCTTATAGCGATGCAGGAACGGCACAGATTGCTTTGCACGTAAACCGATTCTTTGACTTCGATTTGCGACAGCCGGGCGCTTTGTCAACTGCAACTAAATTGCAGCAGTAATTTGTTCGAGTATAGTTTAACAAGAAAGAGGGGCTTCGGTCCCTCTTTTTTTATGCCCTGAAACCCCAGTAAATACAGGGAAAACTAAAAAACCTTGTAAATAATTACGAAAAAAGTTGCGTAGAAAGAAAAGGTTACCGTATCTTTGAGACATCAAACAAACAAAAACACAGCAATCATGTCTATTTTAGGAATAATCACAAGCACCGAGCAAATCTCAGAACTTTCAATTGCAACATTGAAGCAATTTGCTGAAGAAATTACCTGTAACATTGAAACGGGATTTATACGATATTCAGACGGGCGTAATTATTACGCTTTGCGTGAAGAAATTCAAAACGAGATTGAACGCCGCGCTTACGATTACTAAAAACACGCCATGCACGTAAAAGCACAGCCAATGTTTATAGCCCCTCACGGGGCTTTTTTTTTAGCCGTATTTTAGCGACATGATGACCGTAGAAATAACAGGCACGCCCGACCTGAATAGCATTATTACCGTGGCACAGCTTAAAGAGCATTTGCGCGTTGACCATACAGACGAAGACACGTTAATTGAAGCCTACAGAGATGCAGCAATTGCATGGATCGAAGACTATTGCAACACGCGACTGGGCGACGTGAGCGCCGTGGGATATATGGATTATTTTTATAACGTCCGTTTTCCAATTGGCCCAGTTAACTCCATTGCGTCCGTGACGTATACAGACACAGCAAACCAAACCGCTACGCTACCAACGGCGAAATATTGGTTCGACATAAAAACAAAAGCGACACGCATGACGTTTGACAATGTGCCGGATCTTTACGACGACACTTTCAACGCTGTGCAAATAAATATGAACGTAGGGTACGCGGAGGCCGATATACCGCAGCCGTTTATAACTGCTATTCGCTGGATGGTCGCACACCTTTACGAACAAAGGCAGCCCATTATTTCCGGATCGCTTTTAACCATGTTGCCGATTGGACTTTATGCAATCCTAAATCCTTACCGCGTAATTACTTCAGTATGAGGATAGGGCTAAGTGATCGGCGCGTGGAAGTACAGAGATACACCACCACAACAAACACATATGGCGAACGACAGTTAAATTGGGCAACGTACATAACTGTATGGGCGGAGCTTATGAAAACGGGAATTAGCATGGACGAAAATATCACAGGTAATCAAGATATGCCGGTGCAGCGTCTGCGCTTTAAGATTCGAAGCAGCACCGACAGCCGAGCGATTAACCCAGCGGACCGAGTAATTTATAACTCAAATACATACACCATTCAAGGCATCGAGGAAGTAGGACGTAACGACCAATTGATATTGCTTTGCGAAATAACAGGAACACATGGCACAGGGGTCACTTGAGGGTAAAGGCGGCGGTATAGGTTTCGAAGGCATTGGCGCAGATATTAAACCGCTATTGCAACAGTTTGAAGCAATGCGCAAAGAGATAAACCAAAAAAACGTACAGCGCCGAATTCACAGAGCCGCAGGTAAGTTGTTTAAGGATGAGATGGTTAGAAATATCCAAGACGCTGACGATGTGGTTCGCATTCGCAGGGGCAAAGCGAAGCCGTTAGATATTCCAATTGGTACCCTTAACCGGTCGGTGCGCGTTTGGTTAATTGACAAGCAGCAAAATGCGTATTGGGTGGGGCCGCGAGTAGGTAAAAAAATGCCATTGCGATCGGATGGCTGGTTTGCAAATATTGTGGAGGGCGGCGATCAGAGTTTTGGCGTGGGAAGAAATAAAGGCGTCTTTGCACGCTCTATAAAGAACAAGCGCAACGCCGCCGAGCAACTTATGATTAAGAAGTACAAAAACGCGATCGATAAAGCGGTAAAGGCAAAAGCAAAAACAACGAAAAAATGAACGCAGGTAAAGCAGTATATGGAATACTAAGCACGAACGCGGAAGTAACTGCGATTGTTGGCACTAAAATATTTCCGGAAGTAGCAGAGCAGGAGGCCGCGTTGCCTCTGATTGTTTACCAGCTGCAAAGCGTAGCGCCTGAAGATACGCACGACGGACCGAGTAAGCTCGACGAAGTGCGCTTCGAGTTTCTGTGTTATGCTGATACGTACAATGGCGCGGCAGATTTAGGCGACAAGGTGCGCGGCGCTTTGGATCGCGTCAGCGGCACTTACAACGCTGTAAACGTGGAAAGCGTGCAGTTTAATGATGTCGATATTGACGTAATTGATGCGCCACGGCGTTACGGTCAATCCCTCACCTTTACGTTTCGTATAAAGCGCGATAATGTGGAGATAGCGCAAGGCACTCCGGTAACGGGCGCAATGCTTGGCGATCTTTACAACGTCGATGTTGCAGGCGTTACAGATAATCAAATACTGAGTTACGACGCTGCAACAGGCAACTGGGTACCGGCGGATGACGCGGGCGGCTTGGTGGACAGCGTGAACGGCTTGACGGGCACGGTTATATTAAACTTTGATGATTTAAACGACGTTGATACGGGCACGCCTAGCGACGGGCAACTAATTGCATACCAGCAAGGAGAATGGGTTACGATTGACCAAGACGAATTACATATACCCATCAACAGCGTTACGGGTTTACAAACCGAACTGAATACGATACCGACCGATTTAAGCGACTTAAGCGACGTTTCGATAGTTGGCACGCCGGCAGGTAATCAAGCGCTTATATACAACAGCGCCACAAACGCTTTTACGTCTCAGGATAGCTACACTAACCGCTTTGAAGACGAGGTAGAAACCGGCAAGGTTATGCCCACGATATTTGCAGAACGTGCGTACTCTGTGAAGTCGGAGGGCGACGGCGTTTTCATCGACCCCGAAAGCGATACGCCAGCGGCGGGCAAAGTAATCGTGCGGAAGATTTACCATAAAGCCGGATTCATTACAGATGCGGACGTAATCGGGGACTACACTTTGATTCATACGTTTGCCGATGATACCGCTTACGCGGATACCGTAGCGACCTTTGAAGGCTTCGAAGACGGCGCGACGTATGGCGTGCCACCGTTCACGTTGCTTCAAACATGGGAGGAAGTAGCCGCCGCCCCTACGTTCACGGGGCTATTAAACGAGAGTTACGGAAGCGGAGCCGAGGCGGCATATTCTACGCGAAGGCTAAACGGCAACATTACCGACTGCATGGTAATCCGTAGGGCTTCCGATTCTACTACTCAAACGATAGGGTTCGACGCTAACGGAAACATCGACGAGGCGGCTATCAATACCTTCTGTTCAGGCACAAGTTGCACGGTCTACCAATGGCTTGACCAGTCAGGAAACGGGAACACGGCGACCGCGGCGGCGCAAGCTAACGAACCGACGATATACACGGGCGGGGCTATTGTGAAGGACAACGGAAAAGTAGCGTTAGACTTTGACGGGAGTAATGATGAACTCACGCATAGTATTAGTGGGCTTGTTAACGGCAATTTTACTTACATCGACACCTTTAAGAGCAGCGATGCGGCAGCAATTTTACACTCTTCAACAACGACCAATACTAAATGGGTAATGATTGCTCAAACGAGTACAAGCACCCAATTGAGCGACGGCTTTTTAACTGCTTATGATGGGTATTTTAAAAACGGAGTTCAACCATTAAGCAGCGGCGCAACGCGAACAGATTTTAAGAATGCGTTTTTTGACGGCGGGCAAAATCTTGCATTTTATTTTGGAACAACTTCGTCTACAGCAGTTTCTGAAATGTATATGGGTCGATATCAGGCAAGTGGATTCCATTTTGACGGCTTGGTACAAGAAAGCATTTTATACACTTCCGACAAATCCAGCGTTCGCACTTCGATAGAATCCAACGTCGGCGACTACTTCACCCAAAACACGCCACTACTCGACACGTATTCAGGAGCGGCGGGGGCCTACTCACTACGAAAGCTATCAAGCTCGTACAGCGGTAGCGCTATCCGCGTCCGTAGGTCGTCAGACAACACCGAGCAAGATATAGGATTCAACGTATTCGGTGAACTCGATACCGTTTCGCTTTTGGCTTTCGCAGGTGCGAGTGGGAATGCGTGGGTTCGCACTTGGTATGACCAAAGCGGAAACAGCAACGACGCGACGCAGACCACGACATCCAATCAGCCGAAAATCGTTTCCAACGGTACGGTAGAAACTTTCAATGGCAAGCCTTCCGTTCGATTTATTAACGCAAGTACTACCTATTTAGATGTGGTGGAGTTTGCGGTAGAATCAACAATGACATACTTTGACGTTCATAAAGCTAACGGATTTCGTAACGTTTGGAGTCCAGACCGAAACGAAAACGCAACTTTAGCTGATAGTACAAATTTTGTTTTAGGCGCGTTTTATGATGGACTTACTGCTTCTATTGGTGGTGTGTTAAAAGCACCCGAAACGGCAAACGACACACAAGCAGAGCGTCTGGTATATTGGTTACGAGATGGAGCAAATAGTGAACTAGGATTGAATGGAACAACCGCACTCACAGGAACACAATTAAGTTCAGCAAATAACCGTATAAGAATCGGGACAAAGTCAGGGTTACAAAGTCCATTCGATGGGCATTTCTCGGAATTGATTGCATACCCGTCTGACCAATCCGCGAACCGCACGAACATCGAGAGCAACATCAACACCTTTTACAGCATCAGTTAATGGCACAGTATATCATAGTACTCCCCGAAGGAACGCTAACAAGCGAACACCGAGCCAAAGCCATAACGCGCGAACTGTACAATATCACAGCGCCGTTGGTCACTCAGGAACCCTATCAAAAGGATGGGACGGTATTCGGAGTTATCGAACACCCTGACGGCATCCAATTCGCTTTGCAGGTGGATACGGAATACAACATCCCGGTAAGCCCTATGGCGACGCTTGAGAAGCTCATCACGCTAATGCTCGAATTGAGCGAGGTAGAAATACGACAGCTTTCGAGCTACGTCCTTAACTCGCAATCCTTTCCGTTTGGGGCAATCGTTCCAAGTACGACGACGGTGAGGACGTACGAAGAAATGGTCGAGCTGGGTTGGTTTCCGAATGAAAATGAAATTGATTAACTTGCAGCCATGAAGGTAACAATTCAAAAAGCGTGCAAGCTACACGGTAACAACTGGAAGAAAGGCGATACGCCTTCAGTTACTGCGGAATTTGCGAAGGAACTTAAAGACAAGGGATATCTTGACGCTCCAAAGAAAAAAACCGAATCAGAAAATAACGACTTAACAAAAGAATAAAATGGCCATTTTTAACGGTACAGAATTA